ACTATAATCTAACATATATTTAAGGTCGTTTAGATCTTCAACCAAAGTATGTCCTGCTAAATTTAAACTAGTATTAAGAAGAAAGGGTATTTTATATTTTTTATTAAATGCTGATAGAAGATTATAGAAGTGAAGATTATCTTTCTGACTTACTGTTTGGATTCTAGATGTTCCATCGATCGCTGTAACGTTAGGAAGTTTCTTTTTAGCTTTAAATACATAAAGCATATAAGGAGAGGATCCTTTTATATCAAAATATTCAGAAGCATATTCTTCTAAAATAGCTGGTGCAAAAGGTCTGTACCACTCTCTATGCTTAATTTTATTCACAATTGAAACTGCCTGGGGGTGGGTACCATCCATAAGCAAAGATCGATTCCCTAGGCCTCTCTGGCCCTGTTCTGAGCGTCCTTGGAAAAGAGCTACAGGTTCTTTCCTTAAAAGGGAGCATATATCCTCTGGGGCTGCATCCACAATATCATAGTCCTTAAAGGTGGGATAATGAAGAAATTCATAGTCTGGTTCAAACCCTAGATACGTAGGATGAGGAATCTTTAGCTTCCCTCCTGTATAATAATTAAGAGCTCCTAGAGAGATTCCTTGATCGGTGCATAAAGGATCTATTTTAAAATTTTTATAATTAAAAAATTGAGCATTAGCCAATACGTTTTGAGCTACACCTCCTGAGTAAGTAACATCGGATAAAGGCATAATCTTTTTAATTTTAGCTTCTGTTGCTTTTTGAAAAGCCTGTAGAGGGCCCCCATGACTGGAGAGAGCCATAATCTTTCCGCAATATTTAAATGCTAAAAATTTCTTACCTAAAATCTCAGCAGTTTTTTCCTCATAATCGGAACCAATATTATTATGTTCTTGAAGGATTACTTTCTTCTCCAGAAACAATGGTTAAATTTGTCCACTATGCTTTAAGAAATGATGATAAAGCACTTCCAAAAGAAGTTTGGAGCATTAAAGATATGGAAGCCGACACGATAACTGACGGGTTGGAAGGACTTGACCTAGATGAAGAGGACATCCCTCTCTATATTATCGAACAGTATGGCGACGATAAAGACTCAAAAAAGGTAGAAAGCAAAGTTAAGGCCGCCTTAGAGATATTAGAAACCTTATTTTTCTCCAAATACTCAAAAGAAGATTTAAAAGACTTGAAGGAAATTGATGGGATTGAAAAGTCCGAACAAAAATCTAAAAGCGATTTTATTACTCCGAACAAACCAATGTATAGAATCTTTGATATTGATGACATGAATGAATTAAAGGGCTTCTCAGGAAACTACCTTGTTCAAGAAAAGTATGACGGTATGAGAATACAGATTCATAAGATTGACAATAATGTTCGTATCTATTCCTATAATGAAAAAGATATTTCTGAAAAGTGCAAAGAACAAGTTGAAGAACTTAAAAAGAAAAAATATGGAGATTGCATTCTCGATGCTGAATTAATTTTATTTGATGGCGATGAAGCATTACATCGTGCTGATACTATTGCTCACGTATTTAAGAATAAATACCCTGACGCTAAGTTAAGAGCGCATGTTTTTGACATTATGCGACATGATGATAGAGACATGACACAGGAACCACTTCGAGATAGAATAGATATTCTATTCACAAACTACTCTATGCACAGTGATGAAAAATTAGCATTCCCTTCTAAGAAAGATACTCGAATTGCTGATAACATGAAAGACATGAAAGAGTATAGTGAAGAAATTATGGATATGCCAACGGCAGAAGGGGTAGTCATCAAAGATATTGAATCCACATATTTCATAGGAACAAAAAAGAATCCTAAATGGATTAAGTGGAAGAAGTTTGTAGATTTAGATTTGATTGTATTGGACAAAAAGAAAACTAAATCCAATATGTTCTCTTATACATTAGGTGCGGGGCCTGTAGATGAAGGTCAAGAAATTAATGGTAAGAAATACATGAATGTTGGTAAAGCATTGAATACCAAAATAGATGTAGATATTGGAGATATTATTCGAGTTAAGGTTGATGAAGTTAAAAAGAATGGAGATAGATATACTTTGTTTTCTGCAAAGGTTATTGAAGTTCCTGAAGTTGAATATCCCGATAAGATTGTTACATTGGAAATGCTTTCACAAGATACTAAGAAATCATTAAATTATGACGTTAAGGCATTAGAAAAGGGAATTATTGTTACAGACCATATTCACGGAGAAACTAATGTAATTATCAAATCTGACTTTGACGGTTTTACTATTTATGGCTTTGAAGAAAGTAATCTTATGTCAAAAAACGCATTGATTGATATTGATATGTGGAAGGCACAAGCCGAAGAAATTATGAAAACTAAACAGTCAAAATTAACTCAAATTGGTTTTAATTACCTAAAAGAAAATGGTTCTAAGACACCGAAAGAATTGCACAATTTCTTAGTTAAGAATCATAAATCTATTTATGAAGATATTTTGGAAAGTAAATTAAATAAAGTTAAAGATTGGTTTGACCAAAGAGATGGCATATCTTTTGATATGAAAACTAAGAAACTCTTTGCTGATGATGATAAGGTTATTAAAGAACCAACAGTATTGAAAGCATATAAAACTCCAGAAGAATATCGTAAAGGTGATTTTAAGATTTACTTAAGAGAAGATGATAATTTAAACTTTACAATATCCGTTGGTGGAGAAACAATGCATTGGTATATTGAACTTAATGAAGAAGATAATATCTTCGATTTGTTTGGAAAAGCAGGTAAATATCCTGCGGAAGTTTCAAAGAATGTTTCTAAGGACAAGATAATTGATTCTGGTAAAATTGAATTAGGACTACAAAGACATGGTTATCATGAATACTTCTTAGAAGGAAACAAGTTTGAAACAAAATTACACATTAGAGTATTACCTGTAAAGGATAAGAAAATGTGGCTTGCATGGACTGGATTCAAACAAACCCCTGCTGATAAGGATAATGATGAAGGAATCTGGAACATCTATGAGGATAGGTTTAACGAATTAACCATACCACAAGAGTAAAACCGAGCCTATTATATACTGAACTGAATTACAAAGGGTTGAAGGACATGAGCATCAGTATCATGGCAACAAGACATGATGAGTTTAACATTATCAAAAGCGATGAACTGATGATTGGTGGATATGCAAGTATTGAAATTGTAGATAAACAAAATGATTTAATAACCTTAAAAGCATTAAATGAAGCCGTTAAAAAATTCATGGAAAAGCCTGAATATAGAAATGTAATGACAAATCATTCAAATGTTCAAGTTGGAGAAGTAGTAGATTCATATAGAGACAAAACAGGGAGATTGTGGAAAACAGAAGTAGATGATGTTGGATTCTTTGTTGTAATCAAATTAAGAGATGATATTGAAAAAGCCAAAGAAGTTGGTAGAGGAATTCGCAAAGGGTCATTAAGGTCGTTTAGCATTGGAGGACAGGCGTTACAGAAATCTAAGAAGAAACATTCAGAAATGGGTGAATACAACGAGATAAGTAAATTAGAACTGCACGAAGTAACAATATGCGAAAAAGGAATTAATCCCGAAGCGAGATTCGATATTTTAAAACAAGATAAAGGAGAAAAAAATATGTCAGAAAAATTAGCGAAAGCATTAGAAGAATTAGACGCATTGATGGAAGAAGTCAATACGTTGAGAAAAGAAGAAGAAGAACAGATGGAAGATGAAAAAGCCATGAATCCAAGAGCAACAGAAATGATGGATGAAAAGGCTGATGATTCTGAAATGATGGAAATGGCCGATGAAGAAATGATGGAAGATGAAAAGGGCGAATATGCAGATTATGAATCTGCTGATAAGGCTTATCTTCGCACATTAGATGGCGCAGGTAATCAAATCGGTGAACCTGCTGATAGAATCGTTATCAACAATGGTCGCCCAACATCTTCGGATATGCCTGTTGTTAAGGCATTCGGAAACAATGAGTTAGAAACTCTTGATTTGTCCGTTGGTAACATTGAGAAGGCTTACGAGGCTTTCCGACAAGAACAACTCGAAAAGTTGGCTTACGACAACTTGCAAAAGTCTTTTGAAGACCGTTTCGCAAGAGAAAAGAACTCAAGAGAAAACACGCTCGCAAAGTCGCAATATGATGCACAAAGCGAAATTGCATCCCTTAAGGATGAATTTACACAATTAAGAAAGTCTTTGACGGCTGAAAAGGAAACAATCCTAAAGGCTCAAGAAGAGGCTAAAGTAGAACTCCCAAGTATTGATGATTTGGCCGAAATGGATTGGTCAGACATTCATAAGATGGTAGGAGGTTATTAAGATGGTTGGATATATTAACACTATTGCAGATTTAGAAGCACAAACATACGGAACAAGCACTTTTGCTGGTAATTCTTTACTAAAGCAAGCAGGAATGGTTGGTGGCATTCATACAGGACATGATGGTGGCCCCGCATTTAGTGGTTCAGCCGTTTCAGATGTTTCAGCACTATACAACGTCGTTTATGGGCAAAAGGTTTGGTCTATGCTAAACCGTGAAGTTAATGCATTATCAATGATTTCAAAGCGACCATACTCTTCAAGCGGTTGGAGAGTTCTAAAGTCAAGACCTTCTGGTGGAAGCGGAAACTTGTTTTCTGTTGATACTTCGGGAAGTGCTACTTTATCAGAATTAGGTTCTGATGACCCAAGAGCAGATTTAATTGGTGGTGTTCCTGAAAATGCAGGATTATCAACTGCGGCAGATGGTTTAGGCCCAATTGCACCAACATATGCTCAATTAAACATGAGTCCAAAGGTTGTTGCTCATCAATTCGATTTCAGCGAATTAGCAATGGAAATGGCTCAGATTGATGATGGAATTGGCGATATTAGAGCGCAAATGCGTGAAGATATGGGTAAGCACCATGCGGAAGTTCAAAACAAGATGTTAGTCATGCCTTTGGAGCATTTCGGTGAATCTGCGGCAATGCCTAACATTACTAACAACTATACCTCATTAAACAAGGTTATTACTTCAAGAGCAGAATTATTGGCTATTGATGGTGGAGTTATTGCTACTGACACTACTTCCGCTTCTAACGCATTGGGACAGATTTACGGAAGTGAGAGATTTACTGCTGCATCTTTCCTAGATGCTGAAGTTGATTTTGGTTCGGGATATGCTTCTGGAGATGTACGTTCTTTTACTCTAACTCGTCTTAATGACATGATTAGAAACCTAAGACTTGCAGGTGGTTCACCAAAGGTTATTTTGACTGGATATGATACCATTCAAGCACTTGCTGACCTATTGCAAAGCCAAGAGCGATTTATGGACAGAAAGGAAATTGTTCCTACTGTAAATGGCGTTCGTGGAACAAAGGGTCAAGAAGTTGGATTTAGAGTTGCAACATACTATGACATTCCATTGATTCCTGTTAAGGATATGGCTACAACTGGTAACGCAACAACTAAGTTGTCTGACCTATTATTCCTCGATACTGACCATCTATGGCTTTCTGTTATGAAGCCAACTCAATACTTTGAGGATGGTATTGCGAATGGAAACCCATTTGGTGTAGGTACTCTCGGAAACCGAGCATTGTATCGAACAATTGGTGAAGTCGGATGTTCTTTCTTTAAGGGTCAAGGTAAGATTACTAACATTCAATGAGGAAAGGAAAAGAAAAAGGAGATGATTTATTATGGCATTTGGATTTACAATAGAAAACGAACAAATTTTAGAAGGAAATATGAGAATCGTATATGGAACATGGGATGCTAATTCTGTAACAGGTGGAGAAATCGTTACAGGATTAGGTCGTGTGGATATACAGGAAGTGCAACAGAAGCGGCAGTAGCAGTTTGTAATGAAACATTCCCTCTTGCATCAGGAAGCGTAACAATTGTTGCAACATCTGGAGATAAGGGAACATTTATTGCAATTGGTCAATGAGGTGATTTAATTGGCAAATACAGTCACATTATTGGCAGACCATAAGGGTTATACTAGACCTAGAGTTATGGGAGACGAATATATGGTTGATGCATCAATTGACATTACTACATATAGTGCGCCCGAAGTTGTTACTGCGACTTCTTTAGGATTAAGTAGGATTAACAGGGCTGTTATCACAAGAATAGGCGGAGGACAACAACAACATAGTTTTAACTTAGTTGGTGGCCCTGATACTAAAAATAATCTTTACCTAGAAGTAAACGTTGAAGATAATACTAGTGGTAAAGAAGCGGAACACGCAACAAATGACGCTTTATCGGGTGTTCCCGTTATCGTTAGAGTTTACGGACTTATTTGAGGTGAGTTAAATGGTTACTGTTAAATTGACAGAAGGTAGTCAATTAGGCGGTAGGTACGTTATTGAAGGATTAGAAGGGAGGACTGAGATTACTCGGAATGATTCTACTTCTGTATCTTTACGAAGGGCTATTGTGGCTTTATCTGATTCAAACCTTATGTTTGAATTTGATGAGTCAGATAGAGAAGATTTGCTTAATCTTTCTGAAAAACTTTTAGAGATTGGTCTAAAAGAAGTTGGGAAAGAAAGCGGTACTGCACAAGATTTGTGCGATATTCTTCTTCCTAAGAAAGTAACACCTAAGCCTAAAAGCAAGTCTAAACCAAAGAAAACTTCAACAACGGC